ACAGGCTTTTGTGGGTGATGCTGGAAATGGCAACACAATCCGCAATGGTGAAATCGGTAACTTGTATGGTATGCCTGTGTTTGTGTCTAGCAATGCTGATTCAGCATCTGCCACAGCCGCTTATCCTACTTCTGGTACTGCTATCGCCCGTGTGTGTTTGATGGGTCATCGTGATGGCATGGTTCTGGTTGAGCAAATGGCAATTCGTTCACAGACACAATACAAACAAGAGTATCTTGGCACTTTGTTCACCGCTGACACCCTTTATGGTGTTGGTGAACTGCGTGACTACGCCGCTTTTGCTTTGGTTGTGCCTTCCTAATAGCAGTTGCGCCCCCTGCCCTAGTGGTGGGGGGACTTTTTTAACTTAATTAGGAGAATTCAAAATGGCATCAGCAACCGCTGTAGTATCAAAACGAGATCAAGCTTCCTTTCGTGGCTTGTTTAACGACACATGGTCAGTAACTGCAACTCTGGACTCAGCATCTGTAGCTACAGGTGCGGCAGGTGCGGCAACTGACACAATCACTGTCGCAGGAGTAGCATTGGGTGACATGGTTATCGCTATGTCTGTGGGTGTTTCAGAAGCTGGCATTGTTCGTCGTGCTTATGTTTCCGCCGCAAATACTGTGACTGTGGCAACTGACAACTTGACTGGTAGTTCTGTCGATCTGGCATCAACTACCATCAAATTGATTATTGCTCGACCTGTTTAAACAGACTAGGGGAGGGGGTAAAACCTCTCCCTTTTAACTTTTGAGGGTTCTATGGCAGTATTTAAATGTGTGATAAGCGGTAACACTGTGACTTTTGTTCATCAAGTCGATATTGACTCAATGAAAGGTCATTCTGGTTACGAAAGAATAGATATTGTAGAACCTGTAGAATCCAAGTATGATGATAATCTAGTACGGACAGATACCGCATTTGCGCCTGTCATCCCACAAATTAAGCGTATGGGAAGACCAAGAAAGGTAGCAAATGGCTGATGTAGATGCTAGAGATTTTGGCAAGTTAGAGGCTCAAGTAGAGTCTTTACAAGGTCAGGTATCTCAATTAAGTGCAGATGTAAAATCACTTTTAGAACTAGCAAACAAGTCTAAAGGCGGTCTTTGGGTAGGAATGTCACTTGCTTCTTTTGGTGGTGGCGTAGTTACTTTCATTATTGATCGAGTATTCAAATGAAAGAAGGACTGTTGTCAGGCGAAGTTTGTCCTTTACCGACCCAAGATATTACTGTTAATTTAAAGAACAGAAATAATGCTTTTGCCAAGTTTGGATATGGCCCACCTAATCCAAATGATGCAAATGATGCGTTTTGGATGAAAAAAGCCAAGATGTATAACGCACCTAGTAATGTAGTTAAAGATATGAGATGTGGCAACTGTGCCGCATTTATACAAACTCCCAAGATGATGGAGTGCATCAAAAGTGGTTTAGAGGCAGGTAAAAGCTCAAATAATGAGCTTGAATATGACCAAGAGTTTATTGATGCCGCTGATCTTGGTTTCTGTGAGTTATTTCATTTTACCTGTGCTGCTGCTCGTACTTGCGATGCGTGGAAATCAGGTGGCCCAATTATTAAGGATTAATCATGGAAAGCACTGCCGCTGAACTCGTTGGAATGCTATTTTTGGCAAGAGAAATTGCCCATAGAATTCATCTTAAAACCGCATCTTTTGCTGAACATAAGACTCTAAATGAGTTCTATGAAGGCATTGTTCCTTTGGCTGATGACTTTGCTCAACAGTATCAAGGGAAGTTTGATATTCGCTTGGACATTCCTTATGTGAATAACAAGTACAAAGGAACGATTTCTCAGGTTTTGCGTCAGCAAATGGACTGGATTGAGGCTAATCGCCAACAAATCGTACCTCGTACCGAAACAGCCTTACACAATGTCATTGATGAAATTGTCGGTCTGTATCAAAACACTTTGTATCAATTAACCTTAAAGTAAGGGTAAACCATGAGTTCTAATTCTAGTGCAATCACCCTTTTAAGCGCTGTTACTGCAACAGGCGCATCTAAGGCAGTTCAATGTGATGCTGGCAATCCAGCATTCTTACAGGTTAGTGGAATTACATCAGCTACTGTTATTTTCCAAGGTAGTTTAGATGGTACTAACTGGTCAACTTTGGGGACTTCATTAACTGCTGATGGCATTGTCACAGTAGCGAACGCTCCCAAGTATTTACGGGCTAATTGCACTGTTTATGTAACAGGCACTATCACAGCAAAAATTCTTTACTAAGGAGTCGTAATGGCAACCAAACCAAAGAAACCTATGCCTCAAGCCCCTAAAAAGGGCATTCCCATTGCAATCATGGTGGCAGTTGGCAAGCCAAAAGCTATGCCTATGCGGGGTCAGCGCACAGCAACTAACATGATGAAAAAATCTTCAAGGGGTAAATGATGGCTACAAAGAAAATGGCAAAAGTTGGCAAGGTAATGAAAGAGTGGAAAGAGGGAACTCTACACACTGGTTCTAAGACTGGTAAGGTTGTCAAATCACAGAAACAAGCAGTGGCTATTGCTTTGTCTGAAGCTGGCATGAGCAAACCCAAGAAAAAGACAAAAATGGGGTATTGATGAAATCTCCTACTTGGCAAACAAAAGCTGGTCAAAATCCAAAAGGCGGCTTGAATGCCAAGGGTAGATCATCTTATAATGCAGAAACTGGGGGAAACCTCAAGCCACCCGTAAAGTCGGGTGACAATCCAAGACGAGCTTCTTTTCTCGCTAGGATGGGCAACATGGAAGGTGCAGAGATGAAGGATGGCAAACCAACAAGGTTGCTACTTTCTCTGCAAGCATGGGGTGCTTCATCTAAGGCAGACGCAAAGGCAAAAGCTAAAGCGATTTCGTCAAGAAATAAAGGGAAGAAGTAATGGCTCTATCTACCTATCTCAGTTTAGTTAATGATGTATTGGTTCGCTTGCGTGAACCAGTAGTTACTACTGTTAGTGGAACAACTTATTCAGCCCTTATTGGCAAGTACATCAATGACACAAAGCGTCAAGTAGCTGATGCTTATGATTGGGATGCCTTTAACAAAGCTGTGACTATTACTACTGTTACTGGTCAAGTAGGTGAATATTCTCTTACAGGTGCTGGTACTAGATTTAAAACCATGGATGTTATTAACACTACACGTTACTATCAGTTAACTCCATTAGCACATGACCAACACGACATTCTCTACTACACAGTTCCCACACCTATTCAAAATCTTCCTATGTACTACACAGTACAAGGCGTAGATACAAATGGTGATTTGAAGGTCAAGTTTTGGCCTGTTCCTGATGGTGTTTATAACCTTAGATTCAGTTTGATTGTTCCTGAAACTGATTTTGTTAATGATTCAGATACAACCTTGTTGGCAAAAGAGCCTATTGTTATGGGTGCTTATGCTAGGGCATTGGTTGAACGTGGCGAGGATGGCGGTTTAAGCAGTTCTGAGGCGTATGCCTTGTTCAAGTCTGCAATGTCAGACATGATTGCTTTGGAACTTGCTCGTTCTCCTGAAAACGATGCTTTTGTGGCGGTCTAATGGCAGAGCAACTAACAGTCAGCAGTATTTCAGCCCCAGGTTTTTATGGGATAAATACTCAAGATTCTCCGCTTGATTTAGCGGCTGGATTTGCTTTGGTTGCTACTAACTGCATTATTGACCAATATGGTCGCATTGGTTCACGCAAGGGTTGGTCAAAGGTTAATTCTTCTAGTGGTAATCTAGGTACTAATGACGTTAAAGTTATCCATGAGTTAGTACAAACTGATGGAACTTTGACTGTATTGTTTGCTGGAAACAACAAGATATTTAAATTGGGTGCAAGCAATGTTGTTACTGAATTGACTTATGGGGGTGGTGGTACTGCACCTACTATTACTGCAAGTAATTGGCAATGTGCTTCATTGAATGGCATTACCTATTTCTTTCAGTCTGGTTATAACGCATTGATATATGACCCTGCTGTTAGCACTACAACATATCGTAGGGTTACAGAGAAAACGGGTTATGTGGCAACTGTTCCTGATGCTGATATTTGTATCTCAGCCTTTGGTCGTTTATGGGCGGCTAATACAACAACAAACAATTCAACTGTTTATTTTAGTGACTTAATTTCTGGTCATGTATGGTCAACAGGTACTGCTGGTTCTTTGAATGTCAACAATGTTTGGCCTAATGGTGCTGACCAGATTACTGGTTTGGCGGCTCACAATGGATTTTTGTTTATCTTTGGCAAACGTCAGATTTTGATCTATTCAGGTGCTACTACTCCATCAACTATGGCATTAAGTGACACTGTTGAAGGTATTGGTTGCATTGCAAGAGACAGTATTCAGACTACTAGCACTGATGTGCTTTTCTTATCTAATTCTGGTGTTCGTTCTTTGATGCGGACAATTCAAGAGAAATCTGCTCCTGAGAGAGATTTGTCTAAAAATGTTCGTAATGATTTGATGACTGTAATTGCTGGTGAAACACTTATAAATGTAAAGTCTATTTACTCTGAAAAAGAAGCTTTCTATTTGTTGTCAACTCCTAGCATTAGTGCTGTTTGGTGTTTTGATACAAAAGCATATTTACCTGATGGTTCTGCTAGAGTAACAACTTGGGACTCTATAGCTCCAACTGCATTTTTATCTCGCCGTGATGGTACTTTGTATCTTGGAAAGAATGGCTATATAGGTTTGTATAGTACATATCAAGATGACTCTAGTTCATATCGTATGTTGTATTACACAAATCATGCTGATCTTGGAGATCAAAATATAACTTCGATCTTAAAGCGTTTATCTGTTGTTGTTATTGGCGGAACTAACCAAACATTGACTTTTAAATGGGGATTTGATTTTAAAACAAACTATCTTTCTGAAAATTCAATAATTCCAACACAAGGCGTTTCTTATTATGGCATTGCTGAATATGGTGAAAATGCAACTGTAATTGCAGAGTATTCTACTGGCATTGCATTACAGACTTTAAGAGTTAATGCAACTGGTTCAGGAAAAATTGTTCAAACTGGATATGAGACAAATATAAATGGCTCTGCACTGTCTATTCAAAAGATTGAAATTCAAGCCAAAAATGGCAAAGTGACTTAAAGGAATAACATGACCGATTACACTAAATCAACCAACTTTGCCACAAAAGATTCTCTTTCATCAGGCAATGCTTTAAAAATTGTTAAAGGTACTGAACTTAACACTGAGTTTGACAATATTCAAACTGCTATTGCAACAAAACTAGATTCAAGTTCAGGTGCGATTACAAGTGCAACAATAACGACTTCAACTATTAATAGTTCTACTATTGGAGCAACTACTCCAAGTACAGGGGCATTCACAACACTATCTGCCACAGGCGTAACTACTTTGAGCAATGTTGTTTTACCTGTAATTGACAACATAAAATTAGGTTATACAACTACAGTAACTGCGGCTGGAACTACAACACTTACAGTTAGTAGTACCAATCAACAATTTTTTACTGGTACAACAACTCAAACTATTGTTTTGCCTGTTACAAGCACACTTGCACTTGGACTTAGTTATTTAATTGTTAACAATTCAACTGGAGTTTTAACTGTTCAGTCAAGTGGCGCAAATACGATTACAACTATTCCTGCCAATACAACTATACAATTTACTTGTATTCTTATTACTGGAACAACTGCCGCAAGTTGGTCATATTCTTATGAAGGAACTTCAGTAATACCTTACAAACAGATTCCAACAATAACCGCTACTGTTGGTTCAAACGCTTTGACATTAGGCTTAAGCCCTTGTTCATTAGATTTTAGATCATCTACGGCATCTTCAGGTGTAATAACAACAAGAAATGTAACTACCGCCATTTCATTGACTATTTCCAATGGTTCTACACTTGGTACAACAAGCGGGATACTAGCTAAATTGGCTGTATTGGCTATAGACAATGCAGGAACAATTGAATTAGCTGTTGTTAATTCAAATTCCTATGGATTTTTAGATGAACGTATTTTGATAAGTACAACTGCTGAAGGTGGAGTTGGTGCGGCAGATAGTGGAACTGTAATTTATTCAACTACTGCTAGAACTTCTGTACCATTTAGAATTGTTGGGTATGTTGAGTTAACAGAAGCAACTGCTGGTGCTTATGCCACATCACCATCTAATATTGCAGGAATGGGAGGGGGTATTGTTCCGCAATTAAATACAGCAATTACCTCAGGTACTGTTCAAACTTCACCGCCAACAACGCCACAGTATTTTGACTTTACAGGTATCCCTTCTTGGGTGAAGCGGATTACTGTGATGTTTAATGGTATATCTCAAAACTCTGCAACTCAAACTTTACTTGTTCAATTAGGTGCTGGAAGTATTGACAATGCTTCTTATGTTTCTGTTGTTGGATATTTTGGGTCAACAAATTCGGCAGGATCAACATCAGCAACGTCTGGATTTGCTTTTGCGTATGGTCAAGGTAATACAGATGTTTGGAATGGATTAATGACTTTGTGCTTAGTTGGTTCTAATAATTGGGTTGCATCTAGTATGGGTGGAACAGTTGCCGCTGGCGCATTTGGATATGGCGGTGGTGGCAGTAAAACTCTAAGCGGTACTTTAGATAGAGTTCGAATTACTACTGTGGGTGGCACAGCTAACTTTGACGCTGGTTCAATCAACATCTTATACGAGTAAACATGATTACACATTACTTTTCTGATGGACTGTATGCAAAGGAAGCTAGATTTCCTGCGGGTACTGCCATTCTTAAACACACTCATAACTTCAGTCATTTGTCTATCTTGGCTGAAGGTAAGGTTGCTGTATTGCGTGGTGACGAGATTGACATTGTTAATGCTCCTGCTTGCCTTGAGATTAAGGCTGGTTTGATTCATGGCGTTAAGGCGATTACTGATTGTGTTTGGTTTTGTATTCATGCCACAGATGAGAAAGACCCATCTAAAGTGGATGAGATTTTGATTAAAGGGGAAGAATATGCCGTTTAGTTCAATAATTAGCGCAGTAGCGCCATCAATTATTGGTGGTTTATTTGGTGGAGGAGCAGAACAAGGCTACTCTAATCAAGCTGGTGACCAAATGGCGGCGGCTAGATTGGCGGCTGAAGCGCAGAAGTTTAGACCTGTAGGTATAACTACAAGATTTGGTTCTTCTAACTTCCAAATGTCTCCTGAAGGTTATTTGACGGGTGCAGGATACAACTTAACTCCTGAGATGAGAGCCTATCAAGATCGTTTGATGGGTTTAACTGGCAATGCTTTAACTCAAGCAGAGGGAGCGCAACAACAGTATCAACCATTGTCTCAAGCGGCTACAGGCTTGTTTGGCTTGGGTCAGCAGTACCTTGCTCAGAGTCCTCAAGAAGTTGCGGCTAAATATATGCAACAACAACAGGATTTGCTTGCTCCTAGCCGTGAAAGAAGCATGGCTAACTTGCAGAACCAGTTATTCCAGCAAGGTCGTGGTGGATTGTCTGTAGGCGCTACAGGTACACGCCCAAGTGGTGCGGCAGGTTTGGGTGCTACTACACCTGAGATGGAAGCCTATTACAACGCACAGGCTCAACAGGATGCTCAGTTGGCGGCTAATGCACAACAAGCTGGTCAGCAGAACGTCAATTACGGCATTGGTTTGCTTGGTAGTGGCTCTAATTTATTGAGTCAGTATCAGACTGGTCAGACTGGCGCTCTTGCTCCATTCCAAGGATATTTAGGTGCTTCTCAAGGCATTGAACAGTTAGGTCAACAACCATTGACATTGGGTGCTGGTTTAGGTGGTCAAGCATCGGCTTATGGAGCTAATGCAGGTCAATCATTGTTGACTGGTGGATTAGCGGCGGCTCAAAGCAATTTGTTAGCGGCTAGAAACTCACCATCATCTTTGTTGCAATCAGGATTAAGTAGTTTAGGACAAAATCAACAGTTCCAAAGTGGATTAAGAAATTTCTTTAATCCTCCGTATGTTCAAAATACAAATGCGTTTTCTTATGGAGATACCACAGGGTTTTCTGATGGTATGCCAGTAACATTGTTTTAAGGGGTAAATCATGGCAACAGATATTGGTGGACTTTTTCAAACCCCTGAGCAATACCAACAAGCCTTGCAACAACAGGCTTATGAAAGGGCTGTTCAAATGGAACAAGCCCCTTGGGGTACTGCTCAACGTGTAGCCGCAAGTGTTGCAGGTAATCAGATTGGTGGTGCTATTGGTCGTGCTTTAGGTGGAGAAGACCCTCAGTTAAAGTTAATTTCACAGCGCAATCAGATTGCTAGTCAAATTGACATGAATGACCCTGCTTCAATCATGCAAGGTGCTCAAAAGGCATCGCAATTTGGCGATATTCAATTAGCAACATCTTTGGCTGATAGAGCAAAAACATTGCAAGAATCAATGACTAAGCAACTACAAGAAAGAGCAACAGCATCAAAGAGTTTTGCTGAAGCAAGTCAAATTGGCTCTACTCAACAACGATT